TCAAGAGGCCCGCCCAAACGCCTCCGCGAACATATCAGCGGAGGACGAAAAGCCTAAAATCTCGCGCGGATAGGTGTTAATCCACCGCTCGACTCGCTTTACCTCCGCCGCCGTCACTTTCCCGAAATCCGTACCTTTCGGGAAGTGGCGGCGTATCATTCTGTTTATGTTCTCATTCGTGCCTCGTTCGCAAGCGGTGTACGGATGGCAGAAATAAACCGTCGTCCGCTGTCCCTTTCGTTTCCATACGCTACGCTCGATACCGGCCCAATTCGCGAACTCGGAGCCGTTGTCGCACGTTATCGACTTGAATATCACGGGGAAAAGGTCTCCGAGCTCCCGCTCGAGGCGGTCGAGGGCCCGGACGACCGTAATCGCCCGCCCGTCCTGTATCTTTATGATAATCTCGCTCCGCGTCACCCGCTCCGAGAGGACGAGGAGCCGCGCCTTTGTCCCTTTCTTTCCGAGGACGCTATCCATTTCCCAGTGTCCCGGCTCTTTCCGCTCGTCGACCTCCGGCTCCCGCTCCTCGATACTCCGGCCTCGCGGCTCTTTCTTCTCCCGCACCTTGTTATACTCCCGCTTGCGCTCTCCCTTTTCCGGGAGGTCTTTATTCGTGATATTCGGGAAGATATTCCCGTCCTCGATATATTTGTAAATCGTGGCCCGGCAAAAGGTGATACCGAAATGAGCGTACTCCTCCGTCCGCAAGAGGGCGCATACCGCCGCCGGTGAGTATTTGTCGTCCTTTATTTTCCCCTCGATGAACTCCGCGACGGCAAAGTTTTTCCCTATCTTGAGCGGGGCCCCTTTCGCGGTCGCGTTGAGTTGGTGGAGGGCCTCGGCCTTGTCTGCGCTGTACCGGCGCTCCGTGGTATAATCGCTGTTTAGGTGCTCATACTCGCCCCGCCGGAACTCCCGATACACGGTCGAGATATGGCACCCGATTTGCTCCGCAATCGCGCGAGGCTTTAGACCGGCCCGAAAGAGCGCCTCCATTTGGAGCCGCCGGTCTCTATCGAGTTGCTTATATTTCGCCCGTGCCATAGTTCCCCCTCCGATTTCCCTATGAGTGCGGAAAAGGGGCGGATACCCGCCCCCGCCGCGCTATGCGTTCAAAAACTCCTCTATCGCCCTCTTGATAATCTGCGCTTGCGGGATACCCTCGGCGGCACACTTCGCCTTGAACGCCGCCGCCGTCTCTTTCGGAACCCTCACGGAAAGCACGTCGTAAACCCGCTCGTTATACTTCTGCTTTACCGCTGTCGAGGTTTTAGTCTTTCTTTTTGTCTCTGCCATTCTTCCGCCGCCCCCTTACACTTATGACGATAGAGACTACCGATAGCGTGATACTTATTCCGCACAAGATATAAATAGCCGTGTCCATGCCGATTTGACATTGAGCGCAATTCGTGGTATTGTTGAGGAGGCGAGGGGAGGTTTCCCTCCCCGTGCCTCTACTCGGTTAGCTTTTCAATGAGAAGTAGAATAGCTATCACGAGGTTTACGAGAGCGGTAATAAGATTGAGTGTGCTTGCCGTGCCGTCTTTCTTATTGCCGCTTTTCTTTTTGCGCTTTCTCAATGTCTACCCTCCTTTCGTCTATTATATTATCATACTGCTTGCAGTATGTCAAGTGTTTTTCTTGAATTTATGCGAAAAAATCCCCGGCGGAGCTCCCGCCGGGGTTGTCGTTTCTCTATTCTTTTCCGGCGAGCCATTCCATAGACACGCCTAAAACCTCCGCGAATATGATAAACTCATAGTCGGTAACGAAACGGTCGCCGGTCTCTATTTTTGAGATAGCCTCCCGTTCGATAGTCACGCCGCGAACTTGCATACGGGCCGCGAGGTCTGCTTGAGAGAGCCGGAGCGTCGTCCGGCGTTGGTGGATACGCTCTCCCGATATGTTCCGCTTTCCCTCGTACTCATATACCCGCAAATCGCCGCCTCCTCTCGTTTTCCCCTTGACTGTATCATGTTTTCTCGTTAATATTGTAATTAAGGCTTACAAGCTGGAATATAAAAGCACAATTTAACGGGAGGGGCTCTCAATGAAAAAGCTCAAAACGTGGCAAATCGTCTTACTCGTCATATTCTACCCGGTCGGTATCTGCGTACTCATATACCGGCTATGGAAAAAGAACGAGCTCAAGAAAGAGGCGGCGGAGGCCGCACGGCTCCAGGCCGAGGAGAAAGCCCGGAAAGAGGCCGAGAGGGAGGAGGCCCGGCGGCGGGAGGAGGCATACCGCGCCACCCTAAACCGGGAGATATTCCGGGTCGTCGGCGTGACATTCAAGAACCCCGGAGGCCGGAGCCGTCAAACGATACTCCGGGAAATCAAACGGGAGGAGCCCTCGACGTACTCTTTTTCCCTCCGAAAGTATGATTTCGAGGGCAAGCCCGCCGTTGGCGTGTTCTACGGCGAGGAGCAAGTCGGGAGTATCTCGACCGGCGACCTCAAGCGGGCGCTCTCGCAAATAGACCGTTTCGAGAGGGTCGAGTCCTACGACGTTACCGGCGGCTTTGTGTACGAGGATAGCGACGGGGAGCGTGCAAACTACGGCCTCGATATTGCGGTCTATTTCAAAAAGTAGCATTTCAAAAGCATTTTGTCGCAATAACACGCATTTAACGCACGGTCGCGATAACCTATCGCTCGCCGTGCGTTATTTCTGCGTTATGCGTGCAAAAGAAAAAACGGGCGAGGGTCTATACCCCCGCCCGTTCTCTGTGTCCTGCTTATGCGTCCGGGATACTGTCGGCAAGCCCCGCGACCTCAAGAGCGCGGTGTACGATGGTCGCGACGGCCTCTCGGGTGATCGGCTGTTGCCAACCGTAGTTACCCGCTCCGTCTCCGGCGAAAATGCCCTTTTGCTTGCAATACTCCGTGTGCTCACGAGCCCACCCGGAGGGGTTGTCGCCTGTACCAGCGCAAGAAACGAGCTCCTCTTTTGTCATGTCCAATTCATCCTTTCCGCTTTGATTTTTGATAAGCCGGGCGACTTCCGCCCGGAAATCATCCATGTTTTTACCGTGCCGGGGGAACCAGTGCATAACGTCCCCGTGATTTGAGGCGATACCGCGCGTGTGCCCCTCGCTATGGCAAATGACTACCCCGTCCGCCTCCGGGTCGAGGTCGTACAGCTTGCAAAGGTACGCGGTCAGCTCCGCCGCCTCTTTATAGACCTTTGCGAAATAAACGGGGTCGTCGAGACCGTCCTCGCAAATCTCGAAAGAAATGTGAGTGTTGTTCGCGCTCCCGTTCGGGCCGGAGTCGGCGTGCCACCCGCGCCAATTCCACGGCAAGGTCTGATAGGTCGCGACGGAGCCGTCGGCGAGTTCACCGATAAAGGCATGAACGCAAGCGCCCGTTCCCGTCCTGTTCCAATCGTTGTCGTACCTGTTGTCCCCTAATAGGCCGTCGTCCGGCTGGACATACCGGCGGAGGGTCGGATTATTCGCCCCGGTCGAATGTACCATAACGCCGCGCGGCGTAATCGTCCGCCCGGAGGTATAGCAATCGTTCCTTGTCAAAATGCACTTGTGCAAGTTCATTCTTTGCCCTCCTCGCTCTGTGCTACCGCGTCGCTGATTTTCTGCGTCTGTGTGCCGAAATAGAACGCGATAACGACCGTGTAGACGGTCATAAACTCTTGGCTCGTGTTCCCCGTAATTGCGAGGTAGGCGAATACCCCGGAGAGCAAGAGCGTTACAATGCTCTTGACGCTCAAGAGGGCGGCAAGCCGCTTTACGATGTTTTTGTTCACGTCTTTACCTCCTAACAATCTCTTTTTATATTTGCCTCGTATGTGATACCGCCGGTCGTGTTCTCTGCCTTGCTCTTATTAAGCGAGAACGAGAGCACGGTCGCGGTCGCGGCCTGTAAAAAGGCGATAAGGGCGGTCAGGTACGGGAGGCTCCCGGTGTAGTTGTTCGCTACGGCGATATAGCACAAGTCGAGCGTTACCATAGTCGCCTTGTAGTCGATGAAAAGGACGGCAAAAACGAGGAGCTTTGAAAAAGATAGATACCCCTTTACAAAGCTCCACACGGCACCCGCCGCCTTTTTCAATTTTCCGTCGGTCTTTGCCACCCGCTTACCGCTACTCATTATGAACCGCCTCCGAAAAACGGTCGTTCTCGTGCCCCTCGAGCCGGTCGATACGCTTGTGAGCCTGTTTCGCGGAGCTCTCGACGGCGGTAACGCGCTCCGCCATAGTGATATACCTCGCGTCCTGCTCGTCCTGTTTTCGTTCGATACGGTCGACCCCGCCTTTGATATACCCTATCTCCGTGAGCACCGTCCCGCTCTCTTTGCCGCTGGCCTCGCTGTCCTTTTTCGCGTTCCGGGCAAAGGCGGCATAGCTCAAGAGAACGCCGACGATGGTACACGCGGCCCCGATAATCAAATCTGCGTACTCCATACGCTTTTTCCTCCCGTTATTCTTCGATGTAATCGAGCGTTACGGTCTCTTTTCCTGGTAGGATAGGACACCCCCGGACGTGGTATATCTCCCCGCCCACGAGCACGCCCTCGCCCTCGTCCTCTCCGCATACGAGATAAAGGCCCGGCTCCGCGAGCCGTACCCATATCAGCGCGGGGAGGCGAGCGATTTCTTTCCCGCCCTTTGAGACCGTGTATATTGCCGCCCTCATTCGACGATTTTCCACCCTGCCGGGTATGCGTCCGGGGCCCATACATTGCCGTCGATAAGGCTCTCGTACACGGAGCCATTATAGACAACACGGTCGCCGGTGTTGTATGCGTCGTGAGCGCCGGACGGCTGTTGCCACTCGTCATATCCCGTTTCCGGGTCGACTTTAACCTCGTCCCAAAGGGAGGCGGCGACCGGCGGGCTCCACTCCGCCGCCGCCGTGTGCGCGTTGACGCACTCGTAGAGCTTTCCGTCGTGCTGTACCCTTGTTCCGATGGCATAAGTTTTCCCGACCTCCCATTGAGGGAAAAGCTCCACGACCGCGACCGCCGCCGCGTCGTCGAGCCCGTATGCGGATACCGCGCTTTCGATAACGGCCCGGAGCTCCCGCGCTCTTTCCCGTGTAATCATTCTCCGCTACCTCCTAACAGAATATCGACGACGGCCTCCGCCTCCGATAGCATGAGCGGCCCGCTCGCGTGCTCGAGCTCCGCCACCTGTTCAATGCCGGATAAGCCGCCCTCCGTGAGCGAGAAAACAATATCCTCGACCGTGCGTACCGTGTTCCCCTCGTCGTCTTGGAACTCGTAGGGGAGCTTTACGCACACGCCCTCGGCCTCTGTCTCCTCACAAGGGATATAGCACCCGTTCTCGTGGAGCCGGACGAAAACCGCCGTATCGGAGTATCCGGCGAAAACTCCGTCGACCGTGACTTTATACATGGTGATACCTCCTCAATACTCCGGCTCTCCGAGCCGGGCCCGGTAAAACGCCTCGAGCTTGTCCGTCGGCATGGTGCGGAGTAGGCTTTTCCAGTATGTATTTTCCGCCCCCGGCCATTTATCCGGGTCGAAATCCTCGGCGGCGTTGCCCTCCGGCGCTTTCTTCCCGCCGGGCGCATAGTAGCGATAGAGCCGCTCAAGCATGACGAGCCGCCTCCGGCCCTCCTCCGTGTTCGGTCGGAAATGGCACCACCCGTTTTCGGATTTCACGGCGCAAATGCGGCGACCGTCCGGGGCGAAAAGGTAGCCGCCCCGCTCCTCGCATACTGTACCAAACGGGAGGTTAAACCGCCCGTCGATACCCTTTTCCTTGAACCGCTTATAAACGACGTATTCCATACTTGACCCCTCCTATGCCGCGAAAAGCTCGCGGTATTTCTGCATGACTGATTGAACGGCGAAATAGGAGTGAAATCTCCTCATATACCCGCTCCATGATGTGAGCGACGCGCGAACGTCCTCCGGCTCCATGCGCCCGGAGTCCACCCAACGCCGGAAAATCTTTAACTTTTTCCGCATTTGCCGGACGCTCTTATAGCTGGCACGCCGGACGACCGCTCCCGTCTTTCCGTATCGGAACCGCACCTTTAGGAACGTAAAGCCCCGCGTGAGCTTGATAATCTGCGTCTTTTTCTCGTTGAGCTTTATCCCGTGTTCGGCACAAAGCCGCCGGAGAGCCTCGAGGCACTCCCGGAGCTTTTCTTTCGACCGGCTGATAATGAGCCCGTCGTCCATATACCGCTCGTAGAACTTCATCCGCAAAACGTCCTTGATATAATGGTCGATTTTGTTCGGGAGGGCGATAGCGGCGATTTGCGAGACTTGACTCCCGAGCCCGAGGCCCTCGTCCCCAAAGCATTTTATAAAATACTCGGAGAGGGCGACGAGCCGGTCGTCGATACCGCTTTTCTCGATAGCCCTAAATACCGGCGCGTGTTGCGCGGTATCAAAGTATTTCGAGAAATCAAATACCAGCGCGTAGCCCTCCCGCCCGTGCTGGCGATAGTGTTTCGCGAGGAACCGCGTCACCCGGCGGACGGCGAAATCGTATCCCTTGCCCTGCAAGCTGGCCCCGTTGTCGTAGATGAACGACCGGGAGAGCATAGGGACAAGGGAGTAATCGCATAGGCACCGCTGGACGACGCGCTCGCTTATGTGGACGCTCCGAATATGCCGAGGCTTTCCGCGCTCGATAATATCGAACTCGTAAAAGCCTTTCGACTTGAACGTCCCGTTCAATAGTGCGTTGTGTGTCTTGTCGATGTTCGCGAGGGCGCTCGCCTTGTATCTCTGCGTGCTCGCTTTCCACCCGACACCCTTTACCGACGCGCGGTAGGCCGCGTATAGGTGCTCGAACGAGAAAACCGACTCGAAATCTCCGAGCTCCTTTGTGTCCCTCGCCCTTTTCTCGAGCCGCGCGGCCCGCCGCCGTTGGTATCTTGCCTCGTGTCTTTCTGCACTGTTCATAACAAAATAAAAATACCTCGCACAATTCTTTCTCGGCGCGTTGTCTAAATTGCGTAACGGTGAGGCCATGAAACGGCGGCAAACGCGCACACCGCCGCCATGCAAGGAGCGTCCGGCCCTCCGTGTCGAGCTATCAGTTTGTCGTCGCGCCCTTGCGGGCGGTCGGAGAGGTCGTATCCCCCTTTTGCATACGCACGGCTTTAGCTCTCAAGGAGTTAATCGGTCTGGCTTATGCGAAATCCCGGCGCGAACCCGAGCGAATTGTTCGCGTTGTTGTTGTTGACTGTGCCGTCGGTGTTCACATTCACGAAATTGTTGGAGTTGCCCGCATTCGGGGAACGGAGCCACCAATTAGCGGCGAGGCGGGATACGGCCTAAATCGAAACGTGGCGGCTCCGGCCTATCGGCCTTTGTCGCTCCGCTTGATTTTGGAAATTTGAGAGATTTCGTCGGTAATCATACCGACCCACTGTTTCAGAACGGACGGCGGTATCTTCTCGTGATTGACGGTCATAAACGCGAGGTCGAGCACGTCGAGCATATTGTTATAATAGCCCTGCGCGTTCTCGTAGAGCTCCCGGCGGCGCTGTTTATTGCGCTCCACGACCGGGCCCTCTTGTTTCGGGTCTATGTAAATGAGGTTTGCCGTCTTGACGAGCCGGTAGGCCGTCCGCGCCGCGTTGTACAGCGGCAAGGAGAAATAGAACGTATAGGCTTTCGGCAAAAGCCGCACGCGGTTATAGGTAAAGACATATATCTCGCGGGCGAGGTCGATATACTGCGCGGGGCTCTCGCCCCGCCGTGATTTCGGCACGCTCATTCTTTCTCCCCTTTCCTGTGTCTGGCCGGAGAATTGCGCCCATTGAGGGCGCAATTCCGAAAGCCCTAATTATACGCAAAAGCCCGGCGCGAACCCGAGCGAATTGTACGCGCCGCTGTCGTCGACTGTGCCGTCGGCGTACACATTCACGAAATAGCTGGAGGAGCCCGCACGCGGGGAACGGAGCCACCAATAAGCGGCGCTCCCTGTGCTGTTGTGCCGGTATTTGACCTTGCTGTTTCCGGCGGAGTAGTAGGCGTATTGCTGTTGATAATTCGCCTCGTATGTGTTTGAGTATGTGATATTCCCGAATACCTCGTACTCCGAGAGGAGGAAAAAGAAATCGGTCGTCGCGGTGACGGCGCTCGAGGCCGAGCTACTCCCGTTATTATTCGTGTACTTTGTAACGCTCTTGAGCGCGTTACGGAGTTCGGCGGGGATAGCTCCCATAATGCGGCCCGAGGTCGTCGACTTGCTCGTACCACAAATATTATTCCTCATGTACGAGTCCTCCCACCCGCCGGAGTTGGTGTTGCTCGTATTCATGCGGAACGCCGCCGAGGAGCCAGTATTGAGGTACTGCCCGTCGGTGAGGCATACGTCCGTACCGCCGGAGAGGGCCGTCTTTGCAAGCTGGAAGTGGATACGGCCCGAACCCTCTCGCCCGGAGTTGTGATTGAACCCAATAATAAAAGCGTAGGTCGAGAAATTCGAGAGGGAGAGGCTCCCCACTGTGCCGTTGAGGGTGACTTGCTTTCGGTCGCCGATGGCCCAATAGTTCGCGCCCTCTCCCGCGTCGGAGACCTCGGAAATGGTATCCCAATTATTTTCGTTGAGCGTGTCGCTCACGAAAGAGAGGGTAATCGCATAGGAGGTCGTCGAGGATACCACGTTTACCGTGCCGCTCGTGCTTTGCCCGCCCTGTGTGGCCTCGACGGTGTACTCGCCGGTCTCGTAGACCGTAAATACCGCCGTGCCGGTGCTCGTCTTGCTGTCCACCGTGGAGCCGCCCTTTTTGAGCGTCACGACCGCGCCGGAGGGCGCGGTAACGGTAATCGTCGCCGAGAAGAACGTGAGCGTTACCGCGTAGCTGTCGACCACGCTCACGGTCTTTGTGTCCGAGGTCTGCCCGCTCCGGGTCGCGGTAACTGTCCACGTCCCGGCCTCCGGGAGCGTCAGCACGCACGAGCCATTTACCGCCGTCCCGCTCACGCTCCGCGTTCCCTTTGTCGCGGTCACGAGGGAGCCGGTCTCGACGGTCACGACAAGGGAGAACTGCGTCCCCGCCTTGCCGACCGCGTTCGTTCGTCCAATCGCCATTTTTTACACCGCCTTTATACAGATAATCGAGGGGATAGTGATAGCCGCCGTCGGCTTGACCGCCGCGTAGATTTTCACCGTCCCGCTCCCGGAGGTAGCGACCGGGGCGAAATCCCCGCTTGCGGCCTCCGTCGCGCCGTAGTTGACCTCGGGAACGTGCGCCGCCGTCACGCCCGCCGCCGTGATGGTCGCCGCGAATGGATAGGCCCCGTAGGTGGAGTCGTTCCCCCACGCGGAGGCCGGTACGGATACGTCCGTAAAAATCTTGACCTCGGCGTATCCCGTGTGAGAGTGCGTCGCGGCGGCAAAGTCGGAGGCTTTCTTTCCACTGTCCGTGAGGTTGCCGTTCCCGTCGAGCCCTGCGAGGTTTCCGGCGGTCGCGCCCTGCACCTTGTCGGCCTTGCCGTCGTGGGTGTGATTTGCGGCGGCAAAGTCTCCCGGCTTTTTCCCGCTGTCCGTGAGGTTGCCGCTCTCGTCGAGCCCTGCAAAGTTCCCGGCGGTCGCGCCCTGCACCTTGTCGGCCTTGCCGTCGTGGGTATGATTTGCGGCGGCGAAATCCGCCGCTTTCTTTCCGCTGTCTTTCTGTGCGCCGGTCGTGCCGTCGAACGCGACAAAGTTCCCGTTGACGGGACTCGCGACCCTATCCGGCTTTTCCGTGTTGAGGGTCTCGATATTCTCCCGGAGCGCGTCATGGTCTGCCGCCGTGAAGTATCGACCGATAATATCGCCTTTGCCCCACGCGCGGGCCGCTGTCCCATTCTGGCCCCGCGTGATAGTGAGGTCGTTCCCGTCCTTTGCCGTCATGAGCACCGTTTCCGCCGTGGCGGAGTCCGCGCCGATGGTGAGATAGTTCGGCGCGTCCGGCAAGACGGAGCCGTCGAGGACGGTAACGCTCGTCCCCGTGGTCGTCAGCGACCCGGCGAGCGTAGTCTCCGGCGTGTTGGCCTGTGCCGGATACATGGTCTTTAGCTGTGCCATTCTCTAACCTCCCTGTTAATAGTCCCCGCCGCCGCGAGAATTACAGAACGTCTGCGAGAACACGGCCCCGACGATACGGCTCATAGTGTCCGGGAGTACCTCTATCGTGTGCCACGTCCCGCGCTGTATCTTCCCCGCGTCGTCCTTGGAGAGATACGCTACTATGTCGATATTGTCGTAGCCGCTTTGAGCCGGGAGGACGTTCCCGTCGACCCGGATAGTCGCACGGGAGGCCCGTTGCCCCTCGTATATGCCGAACTGTATCGCGTGGGTGTGATTTTGTACCGTGTGCGTGTGTGCCGGTACGGTGTGGGTGTGGGCGCTCACGCGGTGCGTGTGCGAGTCTACCCGGTGCGTATGGTCGGAAATCCTGTGCGTATGGGCCGGGTGGACGTGCGCCCCCGACCACACAAAGCTCTCGTATCCTACGATTTTCAGCGACGAGTCTACGATAGCGAGTTTCGCCCCGCTCGATAGGCCGTGATTATGTACCGCCTGTCCGTTCGTCTCGTTCGGGAGGATATTCGAGCTCTCGAGAGCCGTTCCGCTCGAGGTCTGCCCGCCGCCGGAGGATGTCGTCGAGCCACCGCCGGAGGAAGTCGTCGAGCCGCCGCCGGAGGAGGTAGTCGTACCGCCGCCGGAGGAGGTCGTTTGCCCGCCGCCGCCGCCGATAGCCTGCTCAAAGGCCCGGAACGGCTCAAACTGGATATTGAGGAGCATTTTGTTTATGCGGACGACCGACTCGTCGATATAGATTTTCATGGTCGCCGGGTGTTCTGCGTCCGCATTGTCCGAGAAGTTATAGACCTGTTGATTTGTGGCCCCCTGTGCGTAGGTCTCCCCAATGAGGGCCCGGCTCTGCAAGTCCGAAATGCTCCCGGCTATGTCTTTCGACTTGTTCGCAATCGTCACGCTCACGGCTCCGGGGTCGCCCTGCGCGTCGTCCTTTGTCACGCTCACGATACGGGCCCGGAGGTTTACCCCGTCCTCGTCGTCCACGATACGGACGATTTCGCCCGGCCAGAAACGAGAGAAAGCGTCTCCCGTGAGCCGGTGGAGGTCGATAGCCCCTATCTCATAGGAATAATAGGGCTCCGCGCTCTCCCGTAAAATCTGCTCGGCGTATGCCTTGAGATTTTCCTCTACCTCGTACCGCGTGTCGACGAGGATACTCGAGCAAAGCCCGTATTTCTCGATACTCAAAGCGTCCTCCACATACGGGAGGCCGTTGTTTACCGACGAGATAGTGAGCTGATTTACCCCCTCGCCGTAGCCGAGCGCGTAGATACGATTTGCGAGGCCGGTATCGTCCCGCGACTTCCGTATCTCCGTCATGTTTTTTGCATACCGTATCTCGCTTTTGAGCCTGTCCGACGGCGCGACGAGGGAGAGCGACCACGGATACCCGGTCGTGTCCCACATCCAAAGGTAATCACTGTCGAAACACTCCGGGACGGCAAAGAGGGCCGCGAGGAGGGTCGAGTTTTCCCAGTTGTACTCAAAGAACCGCTCGAAATCGCACGAGCCGAGCACCCAATTTCGCGTTGTCTGCCGGTTGAGGATATAGTTCAATACCTCCGCCGTCCGTACCCCCGTCCCGCCGCATTGATGGTACTGAAATAGTACGTCATTGAGGAGAGTCGCGAGGACGTGCTCGCAGTTATAAAACCGCGTGGCCCCGTCGCTCCGCTCCAAATCCTCCCCAATGATACGGAAAAGGTCGATACGTTCGTCCCCGTCGAAAATCTCGACGTAGTTCAGCGGCGTGCAATACTCCGTTTTCGGGTCGTCCGCTGGCATGGTAAACGTCGCCGTCCATAGGGAGTTTGTCTCGAGGGTATACCCGACGCTCATAGCGTTGTCGAGATAGGCGAGCCGTTTCATGTTGCGGTCGAATACCTGCGGCACCGCCATTTATAACCACCTGTCTTTCCACAAGATACGAATATCCGCCGTCGTGCCGCCCTCAACGATAATATCATTCACCCCGGACATGAGCTTGAAAAAGACGCTCGAGTCGCTTACCCGGTCGACGATGTTTACCCCGTTGAGCGTTACGGTCATGTGCTCCGTGTCGATTATGAGCTCGTCTCCGGCGACCATGTTCACGCCCTCGACGACCATAACCTCTTGTCCGTATGTCGATACCCCTGTACCGCTGGCGTTTGCCTCCGCTATTGCGTCTCCCTCAAAGAAAAGTGTACGGATATAGTCGCCGATGGCCTCGGCGACGGCCTCCGCCTCCGACGTGAATAGCAGAATACGGACGACCTCGCCGGAGGCGGAGGTCTCGGCCTCCGCCGTGCCCGCGAGGTATCGGATAACGAGCAAAGCGCCGCCGCTACCGCTCTCCGCGTTGGCTGTCGCCGTCCACTCGAACACAAAGCGGGCTTTTCGGTTGTACTGCGTTCGGTTGTATGGAGTGCGGTTATACATTTCCTCGCCTCCTTACGAGAGGTTACAGGTGATAGCGCCCGCCTCTACGGTGATAGCGTCCCCGTTGAGCACGTTCTTTCCCCGTGCGAACGAGCCGAACCACAAGAGGTTTCCGCCGCTCTGCGAGTCAAAGATACCCCAATAGGAGACCGTGCCAATGTCCGCCGTGATAACGCCGTAGTCCACCGCCGCCGTGTTCGTCACCTGTTGCCGCCCGGATACCAGCGACGGGGCCCCGAACGTGATAATCTTCCGGGCATACCCGCCGCCGCTGGCCTCCGTGCCCGTGGCGGCGGCGGTCGGGTCGGTCAGAAACAAGGCGAGGTAATACGTCCCGCTCCGTAACGATGTATTGAGGAGCGACGCGGCGTGTACGTTAGAAAGAGCTGCCATTTTTACATACCTCCGTTTTTAGTTCACCTTGACGCGGGTAACGGTCAAGTTCGTAATGTTGCCTCGGGCCGTAATATAGATAAGGCAATCCGTCTCCTGTGTGCCGTTCACGTTGACCGGCTCCGAATGGGGGAGGGAGACGGAGTTTACAATCTGCTGATTATACTGGATAGACTCCGCGAACGGCCCGCAAAGAAAGACGACCTCGCAACGGCCCGTAATCGCGATTTGCTCAATGCTGATACCGCTGATAACCTTTGCGCTGTATGCCTTTTCCGGCTCGTCGTCGAAAATGAGCAAGCCCTCGCCGGAGAGCCACCCGGCGACGGCGCGGGCCCGCGTCCGCACGCCGGGATATTGATAATCCTCTCCGACAAAGGATACCTCGCACGAGATTTCCCGGTTTTCGTAGCCGTCCTCGATGTCGTATGTGCCGCTTTTGCCGGGTATGGTGTACTGCGTGACTCGTTTCGGGGGGAGGAGCGTCCGGTCGGTGGAACGGAACACGACCCCCATGTCGTCACTGTGTACGTTGTTGAATGTAAAGCCCAATTTCACGAGGTAACGACCCCCTTTCCGCGAGATTTTGCGCGTTGCATATTGTAGAGCTCCTTTGCGACGCGCTTTACGTCCGCCTCCTCGCGGACGACGAGCTCGCCGATATGGAACGTGTTCGTTACCGTCGTCGTCCCGCCGGAGGCCGTCTCCGACCCTCTGCGGCGGTCTGCCATGCTCGGCACGGCGGCGGAGACCTGTTCAATCGTGGCGCGGGCCGAAAAGCCCGTTTCCATTTCCCCGATGCCGTCGGCGAGGGCGGTATTCACTTTCCCCATGCCCGACTCTACCTCGTCGAGCATTTCGGCGGTCATATCTCCGTAGGCTTTTACCGCCCGGCCCTTGTTCTGCTCGATACCGCGAGCCGCGCCCTCGATATTCATTTCGGAGACCCACGCCATTTTTTTAGACGGCGAGGAGATACCGAAAAAGTCGCAAATACCGTCCCAAATGGAGGAAATCCACCCGGAGACCTTATCCCATAGCCACCCGGCGAGGGATTGAATACCGCTCCAAAGCCCTTGGACAAGGTTTGCGCCCACCTGTGCAAAGGCGCTCACGCCCTGCCCGAGTGCCGATACCATGCTCGAAATGATTTGCGGCATAGCCGCCACAAGCGAGGAGATAATCTGCGGTAGGTTGGTGATAAGGGAGGTCAAGAGCTTTACGCCGGTCTCGACTATTTTCGGGATATTGTTTACCAGTGTCGAGACGATAGAGGTAATGATTTGCGGGAGCGCCTGTACGATGGTCGAGATAATTTGCGGTAGGTTGGTAATGAGCGCCGTTAAGAGCTCGACCCCTGCCTCTACGATTTCCGGCAAGTGCGAGAGCAAGGTATCTATGGTCGACTGGATGATTTGCGGCAATACCTCGCATATCGTCGCGATAATGTCCGGGAGGTTTGTTACGAGGGCCGTCAAGAGGGTAACGCCCGTCTCGATGATTTGCGGCACGGCCTCGAGTAGCGCCGTAACGAGGCTCTCTATCAGCGTTGGGAGCGCCTCGAGCAATACCGGGATAGCCTCGATAATGCCCGTCGCGAGCCCTGTCACGAGCTGTAACGCCGCGTCGACGAGTAGGGGGATATTCTCTATCAGCGTTTGTACTAACTGCGTGATAGCCGCCACCGCCGCCGGAATGAGGGACGGGAGCGCCTCGGCGATACCCGTTGCGAGCCCGTTCACGATTTGAATAGCGGCCTCGGCGAGCTGGGGGAGGGCTGATACGAGCCCCTCCGTTAGTGTGGTGAGTACAGAAATCGCGGCCTCCGCAAGTTGCGGAGCCGCGTTCACAATTCCCTCTAAAATGTTGAGTACGATAGTCGTACCGAACTCGAGGAGCTCCGGGAGCTTGTCGGCGGCTTGCCCTATCATGCCGTCGATAGCCTCTCCGAGCGCCTCCTCCGCGCCGTCTACCCCGTTTATCACGTCGACGAAAGCGTCTACCACGTCGGCGAGGGCCGGGGCGAACTCCGCTACGAGCTCGTTTTTCACGTCGGCGACCGTCCCGCCGAGCCGGGCGAGCGTGTCGTCGAGTTCTGCTTGAGCCTCCCGCGCCTCCATAATCGTGGCGTTATTTTCCTTGAAAATCTCGCCCGCGTCCTTGTAGGTGGAGGAGAGGGTCTCCGTGATAAGGTTTGCTCGCTCTGTCTCGTCGGCACACGCGGCGAGCTTTTCGTTAAACTCGTCCTCGCTGATACCGACCCAATTCAAAGCGTCGGCGAGGGCCCCGGTCACTGTGCCGACCTTTGCCGTCTCGTTCGCCGCCTCAATGAGCGAGTTTATCGGGAGCGCGTCGCCAAACGTGCCGGATACTCCGGCGGCAATATCGCCCCACGTTGCAACGTCCTTTTCGGAGGTCGCGAGCTGTGCGAGGAGTTGTGCCGCCTCCGTCGCCGTGTCGGTGTCCCCGAGCACGGCATAAAGGGAACGATACGCCTCCGTCGCCGTGTCCGTGGAGTATCCCGCCGCCGTGAACGCGGTATTTAACCGCCCCTGTGCGGCCCGGTATTCCTCCGTAGACTCCGCGAGGCTGAGGAGCACGCCCACCCCGGCGACCGCCGCCGCGCCGACCGCCGCAAGCGCGGTCGCGGCGGCTTTTGCCCCGGTCACGAGTCCGCCCTTGAGCTTTTCGCCGAAAGAGTCGGTCTCTTTACTCGCGTCCTTGGCCTCTTTCCCGTATTCGTCGATAGACTCGGCGCACCCGTCCGTAGAACTCCGGGCCTCTTCGAGATAGCGGTTATTCGCCTCGAGGTCGTCCCCGAGGCGGTTTAAGTCCGCCTGTGCGGTGTTTAATTGCGTCTGCCACGAGTTGACGGCGCGGGTCGCGGCCTCTTGGTAGCTCTGCGCCTCGGATAGCTCGCGGTTATACCCCTCGAGTTCCTCCGTGAGTTTCGCTTGCTCCGCGCTCGTGTCGCCGGTCTCGTCCCCGAGGGCGGCGAGCGCCTCCTCGCACCGCTGGATATTCGCGCGGGCCTCGTCTACCCGGTCTCCGTAGGTCTCTTGAGCCTTGCGAGCGTTCTCGAGGGCCTCCCGGAGCTTTGTTACCTTTCCCTCTTGCGCCTCGTACATTTTGGAGAGGGTCGCGCCCTTTGCCTCCAACGCCGCGAGGCTGTTTGCCTGTCCCGAAAACTCGGACTCTACGAGTTTCAGCTCTGATTTTAGAGTCCCGAGCTCCGAATTTATGTTTTTGAGGGACGCTTTATACGCGGCCTCGCCCTCGACCGCTAACCTTGTCGATATTGTACGGGTCGCCATTATACGCCCTCCTTATCCCGTTTACCGTGGTCGCGGAGGTACAGCTCCCAAAGGTCGAAAAGCTCGCCGGGAGGCATAAAGAGCGCCTCCGTTACCGATATTCCGCACCGTGCGGCTATGCGGTAGTATTCCGCCCGCTTGATGGTGTTTTTTTTTGACGGAGTTCCTCGAGGCCCTCGTCCTATTCGTCGTCCTCGGCGCTCTTGACCTCCCGCCCGTACCCGAGCGTTACGGCCTTGATAACCGCGTTCTTGAGGTCGACGATTTCATAGGTCGGCACGAGGAGCCGGAACGTATCCGCGTCCGGGATTTCCCCCGGCGCGTATCCTAACCGGCGGCGAATGAGCTCGCCCCGCTCCGCCATGAACGCGGCGGCGGTGCAAGCCGCGTCGAACCCCTCGCGGGTGTCCTGCTCGATTTGCTCGAGGAGGAGCTTTGTACCTCCGAACGTGTCCCGTATCTGAAACATAGCCTCGCCGTCAAGGACGAGGTAATAGGCCGTCCCCTCGACGGTGAATTTTGCCGCTTTCATGTGTCAAAGCCTCCAATCGGCAAAGCGGGAGGCGGTTTCTTACGCCGCCTCCCGTTTTCCGTTAAGTACCTGTGTCGCCGAGCTTTTCGTCGCACCACGCGATAACGTCCGCCTCGCTACTGAACTCCTTACGGATACGCCATGCGCCGGAGTTGCAACGGAACACGGTAAAGGTGGTCGTGGACGTGCCGAACGTGATGGAGCTCCCCTTTGTCGCCGCGCTGTCGTTGCCGAGGATAGCGTTCACAAGGGGATGAAAAACGCCTTGATAGACGCGCACGCCGTTTCGGATAAGCACCTTGTAATAGGCGAGACCGCCGCGCGGCGCTACGTCGCTGTCGGAGTCCGTGAGTTCCTCCTCGAGCTCGTCCAGCGTGGCCCCATGCAAGGCCGCGTGAACCTCCGCCGTCTTGTCGTCCGTCTGCAATTCCAGCGAGCCGGACGCGAACATATCAATTTTCTCCGCGAGCGCGTCGTCGCCGTAGAGCTCGCCGGAGGCGTTGGTAACGGTGAGGTTAGCCGCCACGAGCTTACCAATCGTTACGACGCTCTCGAAATTGTAGGTCGGGAGCGCGTTGTCCGGCGTGGTAGCCACGGGCGCGAACCTCGGCCTCTTTGCTCCAAACTGCGCCATATAGATTTACCTCCTCATAGGTTTTTACTCTTGAGAAATCGGTCGTACACGCCCGCCGCCGCGTCGACGGCGGAGTCGGCCTTTTTCTCGTTTGCCGTGTTGATGAACGGTCGCCCCGGCTGGCCCGCTTTCCCGAACTCATTCACAAAGGCGACCTCTGCCACGCGCCGGGAGTTTCCGTCCCGCCGCGTTCCCTGCGGGTAAACGTAAATCGCTTTCCCGTCTTTCGTTTCCTTTAGCTTTTTGTCGTAGGTGATACTCTGCGCCGTCGTGCCGGTGTCGTAAACGCCCATAGCCCGCGCCTCTTGCGCCTGTGCCGGGGCGATAATCTCGGCCTCGGCTACGAGCATTTCGAGGAGCACCGCGTCGGGTATCTCCGCGATAGCGCCCATGTCCGAGAGGAGCTCGTCGAGCCCGCTCGTATTGAGTTCCGCCATAGCTATACCGCCTCCGCGTCCTCGCACTCGAAAACGTAGTGTTGCCCGTTCGCGTCCGAGGCCGGAGTGATAGACGGCCTCGTGAACCCGGCGGCAACGATACGGCGGGGGGTTTCCCGCCGGGGGGGCCGGGGGTTCTTCTCGTGGGGGGGGGGAAAGGGGAA